ACCCCTCCTGGACAAAGGTGTACATACCCTGGGCATAGCAGCGAATCCAATCCGCATTTTTTCCGCCCATTAGTTGCGAGTAGTAGCCAGGCGGGAGGTTTTGTCGGTTCTCCGCCTCTGGGTTTACCTGCCACCACTTGCCGCCGGACAGCATAAACCCCTGGCTTTCTGGGTAGTGCTCCGGGACCTGGCCCTTCTCGGCTTGCAGCACGCCGCCAGGTTGGCGAAAAAACTTCCAGGGAAACTGCCCTTTAATCGGGTTCTTTTCCGCCAGGTCATGCCACCAGTGGTCATTGTCTGGCGGGTTGGTATCCATAAAAATGCCATACCAACTAGGGCCGCCGTCTTTTTTGTTGGGGTATCTGCCGACTCGGTGTGTTAATCCATCGATCACAGCCTTGGGCAGCTCGCGGGCCTCGTTCACCCAGGCGCCAGTCAGCTCCAGGGAGAGCAGCTTACGCACATCCTGGGGGCTGGTCAGCGCCATAAAGATCACCTCGCAGTCAATCCCGGCTGCCTCACCCCTGGCGGGCAGCTTCAAGTGGTGGGTAATTGGCGGCTGCCAACGAATGGACCCCCAAATATCTTCCGGGAACAGCTCTTGCCAGGTCTTAATCGTTGTGGTGCGCAGCTCCGGATAGGTGTTGCGCACAATGACAAACCGGGAATATCGGATGCCATCCCTGGGCGAGGGCCGCTGCTGCACGGCTCGACGCATAATCTCAGCAGCGCAGCCGTAGGACTTACCAGAACCCACTGGACCCATTAGTCCGCGCACAAAGCTATCGTCATGCAAGAACTTCCAGACCGTTGGGCTATGGGTAAAGTCCAGGTCCATTGATGGCATTTGGTTCAAGAAACTTCTCCCCTTACGCGCAGCTCTAGTAAGCGCTGCTGCGTGTTGTTAATGTCGTTAGACAAACGATCAAGCGTGGCTTTAAGAAATCGCAGGTCAGCTGCGATTTTTCTTTGGTCAAGATCCACCATATCCAAACGCTTATCGATCATGTTGAGCGATCGTCGGAACGCAACGATATCCAATTTATCTGACATTTTTTATGATCTCCCGTAATGTGACCAGGTAATGCTCGTCGGTCTTTCGCTTACCCTCAAGCATCTCCTTGATGATCGTCTCGCTCTTGCCGAATCTCATCGACATCTCTCTCAAGCTCATCCTCGCCGCCAGCATCAGCTGCCCCAACTCCAGCGTCGACTTCTCTTTCTTCTTTGCCATAAAACTCCTCTTTTGCTTCAACATCCAGCACCGGACCACGCATATTGATCCCCACAATACTGGGCTTCTCTTGGTTCGCCTCCATATCCAACAAGCCAGCAGCCTTAGCCAAGACCCGCAACGTCGCAACCTTATCGTGCATCTCTATCGAGACCCCGTCCTTAGTAGGCGTGATCTTCTTGATGGCCCGCAAAGCCTCCGGCGGTATCTCATCGAGCGGCTTTATCGTCCCATCCAGGTTCACAATATCCATGATATTTGACGTCCCCAGCATAAGCAACTCAGCGGCCACAGCTTCCTTATTGGCATACAAAGTCTCTGACCGGCCAACCCGGCGCTGCACCATACGCACACCACCGAATCGGCCAACAGGCGCCCTTTTATCTGCAACCTTGGGTTTAGTCATGGCTTAGAACGGGATATCGTCATCAGGCATCGCATCAGCGCCTCTGTGAGCGCCGTAACGCTCGGCCTGGGGGGTAGGTGTGGGTTGCTGTCTGTAACCGCCTCCTGGGCCGTTCTGAGAGCTCTGAGGGCTATCGTCGGCCTCGAACAAACTAAGCCAGATGTCTCCGTCTCGGTTTGGGATAGGCAAGCTCTCCAGCTTAATGCGGATCTTGCCCTCCTTCTCAAAAGCTACGCCATGCTTGATCCACACGGGCTTATCGCGGCCAGGTACTTCTTTCGCCTGGTTCAGGTTATATCGTTTCATTTGGAACTCCTTTTAAAAAACGACGATGAAAAACTGGAAAATATTTCTGCGGGACCCCCATACGACACGCGCGGGGGCGGGGGGGCAGGGGGTGCCCTTGTGACAGTGAGCGCTCACACCTATCGAGAGGGGGGTGGCTGCCGCCAGATCCGTAGGCCATACGACCGTTTGGCTTGTTGACAGTCATCGTCTGGCACCTACTGATAGGCTCTTGGCCAACCCTTGCAGCACTGCGTTAAGAGCTGGGTCCTTGCTGCGCCCCATGGCGTGCCTAACGGGCTGCTCGAAGTATCCAATACCCCTGGCCATGTCTCGACCGTTAGACCTGCACCAGCTCGTGTGGCTGGTCAGTATCTCTCGCCAGGTCTCGGCGTCCAAGCCCTGCCTGACCCAGGTCTCCATGACCAGCAGGTCCCGATCCTGGAACGTCCGAGGCGTGCCATGTGCATCTGCTGCTCGTGAGAACATCACACACATTCTTTTTGCATCCTCCCTAATACCGTTATTATTACTCGTTAGTGACTCGTTTAGTGCAACCTCAGATGTTGCACACCCTGCAACCTCTAGTGTTGCACCCACCTGCAACCCCTGATGTTGCACCCCTGCATCCTTGTCAGAGATATCCACATCCTTATGCACAGACTTACCCACAAGCCCCAGCTCCCTCTCTGCCAGCTCGATCTGCTGCTTGACTGTCAGTGCTGACCTGGCCTCGTCCTCTGTTTTGATGTCCTCGTCGTAAATAACCTTCACCGTGTTGGTGAGCTGCTTCTTGTACTGCTTGCGTGCATACACCAGGTAACCCTTGTCCAGTAGCTTCTTGACCTGGCGATTGGCTGCTTGCCTGCTGATGCCCAGGTCGCTGGCTATGCGGGCCTGGCTTACGAATGTTCTGCCCAGCTCGTCGGTGTAGCTGCAGATGACTGCCAGCACGGCGAGCGCAGCTGTCCTGTTGATGTCTGGGTCTTGTACTGCTTTGATGGGCAGGATGCTGTACCGTCGCAAATCCTTTGCCCTGAGCGTCTCGAATTTCATTATTGCTACTCATCGTAAAACACCGTGACATAAAGCGCCGGCACTATGACTGCGTAGGACTTCTCGATCTCCAGTCGAGATACCAGGCTGTCATCTGTGAATGTGATGCCATTGCAAGCATCTAGCACTGCCTTTGCTATGTTGTCGATGTCTGGTTTGCCAGGTTTATATCCGCCCTTGTCTGCCTGGGCGGCTTCTTTCTTGTACTTCGGCCAGCTCTTTGGTATCTCGAACCGGGCCACAATCTTAACGCTGCACGGCATGGTTGTAGGACCACGCTGCGCTTGTGCCATGGCGGCCACCGCCTGGTCCTTGATCCTGTCCTCATACTCTTTGGTTTTAGCCGGTGTGAACACCCTGCCCTGGCGCGTGAACCTGGGGCGGCCTTTGCCAATGGGTTGGCCAAGCACAACAAACTCAATCTGTTGGATCATTTGTTCTTCTTTATCGGTGCCGGTGCTGGGGCTGAGGCTTTGACCCGCCAGCAGCTGCCACAAACCCAGCGCTCTGGGCTGACCTGGAGGCCATCTTCTGGCTGCCTGGGCCGTCCGCACTTGCTGCACAACTTGAAGGGCTGCGCCCTGCTCATTCGATGATTGACCCAGCTCATTGCACCAGCCCCCAAATAAACGCCAGGAACACGCAGCAGGCGATGGCTACCGCCAGGTGCAGCCAGCTGATCCGATCGCCCGATGGCTGCGCCAGGTAGTCCAGGATCTCACCTGGCAGCGTCGACTGCTGCAGCGCTGCCTTGCTTACCAGGATAAACACCAGGGCGTTGGCCTGCCACATGGCCAGGATGAGTAGTAGCGACAACTTCATGCTTTTAAGGCCCTCTGCCGTTCTTTGTACGCTGCCTGGCGCTGCGCCGGGGTCATGCGAGATTTAGGTCTATCAAAGCCCTCACCGAAACGATACACGGCTGTAACGTCGCGGCCTCGGCTGTCTTTTTGCCATCCGACAATGTGGATGCAGCGCTGCTTGTTTAATGCCCTGCACCATTCGCCAGCCGTCACCGGATGGATGCCGACGGCTGCCACCAGGTCGTGGATTGTCATGTCGCGCCGCTCAAACTCTTTCCAGGTCTTGGCCAGGGTCAAGTGGCCAATGCGGATAAACCGTGGGCTGCTCACTTGGCCACCCGCTGCAGCCAATCGCCGACCCTCGCGTCAGCTGGTGGCAGCTCCATCCCCCTAGAGATTAGATCGTTGCAAAGCTCCGCCTGGCTCACGCTGCGAGCTTGGGCCAATGCTTCAATACGTCGTTTCAGCTCTGCTGGCACCCGCAGGTAAAAGCCCACCAGGTCCGCCGCTTTCTGTCTTGTCTTAGTCACTTTTTAGTCCGTGTAGTTTTTTTGCACAAATGCGATATTAGGTATTGACTATACGATATCGCTTCTGTATATTCAAGGCTGTAGGTAGGCGATAGATAGCAACTTTAAAGGAGATCGACATGAAAGACTTATTCCCCATCGAAGGCAACGGCGCTGTAGTTAGAAACATGAGAGGCGAGCTTAGCGTAGCGCAGCGGATCATGCTCAGCGAGAGCGTTTACCTGGAGGTCCTGACCTGTAAAAACTTCAGCAAAAAACTAGTGACTACTGCTAGAGTTTGGATCATCGAAAACGGTAACGCAACCACCAGGATGTACCAGGATTACAGCAATATCCTGTTGACCAGAGACACAAGAGCCACTGCTAAGGCCATCGATGCTCAGCAGGCTGCGGGCCTGGCAATGGCCCAGGACTTGGCGCTCAGTGTCTACAACCAATACGTCAGCAGCGGAGAGATCCAGATCCCCGTCGAGCAGAGTCTGGCGGCCCTGGTTAAAGACGGCAGCGGCGACGCCTGGGTAGAGGCTGCTAAAAGCGGCCAGGTTATGAGAATCATGTAAGGGAGGCCAAGATGCCCAACATCAAAACCATCATCGCAAGCGGCCAGCCAGTCAGCCGTATTGAGTTTGAGACCTTTGAAGAGCTGGAGGCATACTTCGTCCAGTTCTGTATCGGTCAGCCTGGCATGAAAAGTAAGGTGATCGGTAAGGTCCTGCTTATGTGGGCCAAGCCGGTGGAGGTCCAGTTATGAAAGCCGTCGTTTACTTCCGGGTCAGTACCCAGCGCCAGGGAGAGGCCGGTAACGGTCTCGGCGCCCAGCGTGACGCAGTGCAAAACTGGTGCTGCGCTCGCAGCTGCGAGATCCTGGCGGAGTTTGTGGAGATCGAGAGCGGACGCAAGAACTACCGCCCGCAGCTGCTGGCTGCCATCGAGCAGTGCCGCAAGACCGGCGCGGTCCTGGTGGTTGCCAAGCTGGACCGTTTAGCCCGTAACCTGAGTTTTATCGCTAACCTGATGGATGGCCAGGTAAAGTTTGTTGCACTGGATATGCCCAACATGGACGATCCGGACGTCAGCCGGTTGACGATTCAGCTGCTGGCCAGTATCGCTGAGTTTGAAAGCCGCAGGATCAGCAGACGTACCCGCGAGGGCCTGGCCCAGGTCGCCAAGATTAAAACCCTGGGTAGCCCCTGCCCCCAGGTCGGCGCAGCAGCTGGCGGCGCTGCCCTGGCGGCCAAGGCGGTCGACAATGCGCTGCGTGTGCTGCCAATGATCGAGAAACTGCAGAGCTACGGCCACACCAGTCTGCGCGACTTGGCAAACGAGCTGAACGAGTGGAAGGTCCCGCTGCG